GCTTTTCGCAATTCTTCACTTATTTCATTTGTAGATTTGAGTCTGTGTTCCGTGTTCTCAATAACCTGCTTTAAATTGCGGTTCATCTGCTGACACTCTGTCACCTGTTTGTCCAAAATCTGGACCTGGGCATTCTCGGCCTGCTGATACGCTGCCACCTGCTCCCGCAAAGTCTCGAGTTCAGCTGTGCGTTGATATAATAATTGATACATTGACTGGATTTCTTTTTTAAATTCTGGCACGATCGATGAGTAAAATTTTATCCGTGCTTCACTCTGTTCATTCCTCTCGAGAACTTGTTTACTTGTTTTGGCTTCGGACTGGACTTGGGCGATGGCCAGATTTTTACTCTCGGTGTTGAAGGCTGTGCTTTGTGGATATAAATCTTTCCAGAGTTGCCCTATGTCGCGAATGGTCTTCGCTGCTGCATAAATCTCTTTTTGCATGCTTTTATTCTCCATGGGGCAAGCGTCCGAGAGCTTCCTTTCGGGCTGCGGGCCGACGTATCCCAGCAACTTGGACCACGCCGTCCACAGAACAGGCACGGACGCCAAGAGTCCCACCAATCTGGTAAAATTCTCTAGACTTTGTCCTCCAACTTTTTTCGCACTGGTTTGGAGAAAGCGCATGTCACTTTCGTCCAGCAGCAGGGGGAAGTTTCCAACTTCGTTCAACACAGACCGAATGGGCTGACCTTGGACCAAGGTTGCCTCGGTCACCGGAAGGAGGTGGTTAATTTTTGAAACTAACATTTTTTCTTTACTTGCTTGCAGTTGGTGGACACAATCGAGCAACATGGTTTTCCCCAGGAATTGCTTGATCAACGCCTTGTTCTTATGGTTTTGAAGGGTTGTCAACTGACGCAGAGCTTGTTTCATTCTTTTTTTTTTATCTGTTGGGCAAGAAATAAAAAAAAATACCTCGAGATGCCTTACACGTATCTGGTGCACTTACCTCCCCCAAAATGCCGGGTAGTAAAGATCGTCATGCACATTCTCAGCGAAATCCTTTGTATCGCGGGGCTGGCGTTGCTGCTGTGGACCATGATCCGAAAATACCCGGTAAAGGACTACCGGACCATGTTCCCCGCCGAGCCGTTTGCGTTTGACCGGTACAAGACGGGCGACTTGTTGATCTCTTTTGGAGATTACCTGGACCAAATTCATCCGGGGCATTTGGCAATTGTGATCCAAACGGCCCCCTACGGGCAGAAATTCGTGTGGGACCTGGATTCCTCGGAGCAGCTGCACATTCTCAAACCCTTGGCGTCGTTCGTGAAAGCTGCTGCGCAGTCGAACGGTAAAATTTTCGTGCGCCACGCGCGGGGCACGCCGTTCGACGAGCGGGCGTTGCGCCAAATCATGGGTCGATATGCGCACTCAAAATACGACTACCAGGCGGTGGTGGAACACGGAAATTTTATTTTGCACCAGTATTTGGGGTTTCCCGGGGTGCCCGTTTTCCCCCAAACGCCGAACCGCATCCATTTTTACTGTTCGGAAATGATTTTACACGTGCTGATTCACTACGGCGCTCTGTCAGCGACCGTGCTGGAAAGCATACCGGATTTGCACCAACACACGCCAGATGGCAACGTGCGGCTATTCTACCCGAACATTCTCTTGGACGACCCTGTGGTGTTAAATAATCACTGCGTAAATGGGTTTTATTACGACGAGCCGCGGGTTGTCACTTTTTCCCACGCCGCTTAAAAAAATGTTCCATCCGGGGGTGCTTGTCGGATACCTGGTGCGGACGCTGGCGTTTTTTCGTCCGCGGCGCCACGGATGCGATCGTGCTAGTTAAAGTAGGGGACCCGGAGGAGGGGAAGAACTGCCGCAGATCCTTGTAGCCAAACATGACGCGATAACAAATCGCAGAGTAGTGGGTAAAAATAGAGTGCACCCGATTTTGGATTTCCGCGTCAAAGCATTCGTACATCGTGTCCATGCTCGAGCGCAGGCCGGTCAGGTAGTGGTCCAGGTCGAGGGGAAGGCCGTTTTCCTTCGCGTATTCCGCATCTTCGACTTTTTGGTAGAGGGAAGCGTTTTTGTGCCCGGATGGCAAGACGACGGCGACAAACATGACGCGTTCCCCGGGCTTGGGCCCGCACCCCGGCGCCCGCGCGTCCATTTTTTCGGCCACGATCTTTTGCATTTGGTTTTCGTTCTTGTACTCCTTGGCCAGCTGTCGCGTGAGGACCAACTTGTCAAACGGCACTTTTTTGTCGACCAAAGTTTGAAACCGCGCCGCCAGCACGTCCAGCGAACCGCCAATGTCTTGCTCCTTCAGGATCTTGTTCACAACCGCCAAAAACGTTTCGCGCTGCCAGTGACAAAAATCCCGCCGCACCAGCGCCACGCCCTTGGCGTCGATTTTCCCCGGGTCGGTTTTCGTTTCGTACTTGAGACCGACGTAGCGCTTCTTGCGCATCAGCAGGGCGACGCGATACACTTTTTCAAACTCCAAAATAATCGCCGCCGGGAACTTGGCGCTGATCGCATCACCCACCCGCTCGCCCAGGTCGAACGCCGCCAGAAACCCTTCTTTCGTGTCCGGCAGCTGGGGAAAGTGCACAAACACCGAGTCCGTGTCCCCCGCAACCACCACGGCGCCGTGTTCCTGCTCCGCAAACAACTTGGTCTCGTCGATGAGTGTGCGACCCTGCGCGGTGGTCGTGCACGCGATCGGGGGACACGCGTACATGCCCTGTTTGGCGGCTCCGGTGAATCCGTAAATGGAATTGGTTGAAATTTTCAGGGCCAGCTGGCGCCCGTTGTAGATCGCCGCGAGCTCGGTGTCGCCCGCTTTCTTCGCCGCCTTCATTTTTTTCTTCGCCCGGAGCCGGGCCTCCAGCAGCGCCGCCGCCATCTGGGGCAGCAGCCCTGGCAGCGTCTGCTGGAACTTGAACGTGCCCAAATCGGTTTTTTTTTCAAAGTACTCGAAATTGGGCAGCGCCGCGTACTTGTCCTCGCGGACCCAGGACGCGTAGCAGAGGTTCCAAGCAATCATGATACTCGGGTACAGCGCCGCGAAATCCAAAATCACCAAGTTCTTGTAAAAACCCGGGGAGACGTCGAGCACCGTCGCGCCCTGGTACGTATCTAGCCCCAGTTCCACGTAATCCGGGAGGCCCGTCAGCGCGAACCCGCGGCTCCGGGCGAAAATATACAACTGGCACCACACCTTGAACATCTGCCCGCGGTTGAACAGGTCTGCCAGAAACACGTTGGTGACGCGGGACATCTCCACCACGGCGGGGACGATCATCAACGTTTCCAACAAGTGAATGGGAAGCAACGTGTCTTTCACGCAGTACTTCATAATCAGATACCGCTTCTGCGGGTCTCCCGATAGCCAATACTGGATCATCATGGGAATGGGCAGCGGATCCTTGTCGTCGCGCAGGAAATGCTTGGCCACCGTCGAGAGCTTGTAGTTGTCCAATTTGTAGCCGCGCTTGATGTAGGTGAACAAGTCAAAGTTGATGCGTCCCGGAATGGTGTACCGTTTGTTTTCCGCGGCTCCGTAGGCTTTCGACTCGAACACGGCGTCGGTGAATTTGCAGGGCTCGAGAATCAACTTGGAGAAGAAAAAAAAGCGGCTCTGCGGGTCCAGCTTCATGGCGCGCACGTGCATGTATTTCCAGTCGAAATTGTCAATGTTGTAGCCCGTGAGGATGTCGGGGTCTTCGCCCCGCACGATGGAATCCCGCCAACCTTCGAGCAGCTCCAGCTCCGTCGCGTACTTGTAGCATTTGACCTTGGCGTCTTGGGGGAAATCGGCGTAGTTCTCGAGACCATGCACGACCTGAACTTGCTCTTTTGTCTTAAAATTCTTGGTCGTGTTGGCAATGCAAATGATCACATTGTCGTCAACCTCGGGGTTCGGGAAACCCCCGCGCGGGGCCACGCACTCGATGTCGAAGGACGTCACCGTGAGGGGGAAAATATCGGCGACCCCTTCCTGTAGGTGGATGGGATTTTGCCACGGGAGTACCACGCATTTTCCCTCTATCTTGCAGTGGGACACTTTTTGAGGCAGCTGGCACAGATCCTTCAGCTCAATCCGCACGACCGAAGACGGCTTGAGGTTGCATTGCTGAAGAAGTTGAAGAATGGGCGTGACCCGCTGCTCGATCACTTCGACCTCGTACGTCCGTGTCGGGCTAATTGTCAGACGCACTTTTTTTGTATCCCGGTCCCAGAACAATTTTCGGCAGCTGTACAGGCGCCCGAGCGTGCGGAAATAAAGCCGCATAAACGGAAACTGCGCAAACCGAGGCTCGGCCGAGTGCACGTCGGGAAAAAAACCGCCGGCCTTGTGTAACTGCTGAAACTCGTGATACATGTCGCCGTCTTTTAAGCGGTATTTTTTCCGAACAAACTGGGCAATCGCATCCACGTCGGAGGAATCCGCCGAGGCCGGAAGCTGCACCATCAGTGCGGGATAGGTTTTGCACACCACACAAACCGACTCGCCCGTAGCCGTGCGTCCGAAGAGCGTTGTCGTGAAATCCTGATCGTTCCAATCTGCAAACCGGTGGTCCGAGTCCAAATCCCGCACGTAGTTGTCGCCGTTCGTGAATAATTCTGCGTCACTCTCCGAGCTCACGCCTTTGAGTTTCGCGTTGGACGTGTGATACGCATTGATTTGAAATTCAACATAGCTCTTATCGGGGGTGGCAGCGGCAGCAGCAGCCAACATTTTTTACTAAATAACTTCTTATGATGTAAAAGCCGGATAGAAAAAAATTAATCAATGATGATAATACTTTTTTTTTGACTCCAAGATAGAAACTAACAAAAAAAAAGGCTCACGACGGGTTTTTTTTTACCCAAGCAGAAGAATGGATTTACAACAACTGTTGATTATACACGTCGGTGACGTCGACGATTTTTGTCGTTGGTTTGGAAAACCATTCAGCTGAATTCGAGACCGACCCCCGCGATCGCAAAATGACATCGCCACATGCCAAAAGTAACACGTCGAGTAAGACGTCCAATCCCTTGACGTAATTGCTTTTGTCCTTCATACCTCGGTGAACAGAGGCGTCGATCAACTCGTTGTATTTTCGACAATCGGCGGTCGTCATCACCCCTTGGTCGCATTGCTCGGTGGCGAGTTTCATGCCAGACGTATCGACACTGGCCCGGATTGCGTCGATTGACACCACCGCAAAATTTTGCCTCTTCATGTAATCCACGAAGGGCTGTTCGTCTGACGCCACAAATACGAGGACGTCTCGGGGATTTCGGTTACTTTTCGCAATCTGGTCCCGCACCAAGTGGGCCCAGAAATCTTTGGGCGGCCGACTTGGAAAATCTTCGGTTCCGGACTTACTCGGCCACTTGTCCGTGAGCCGAGCATGCACCGCGACAACGTATTTGCTCTCAAATCCGTGCTTTCTTTTGAAATCATTTGCAAGGCGCTGGACGTGGGGCCGAACGCGAAAGTATTTTTTCCATAGCCGGTGAAACGTTTTTCTGCGGTCCCCGTCCGGGTTGACGGCGTTCAGCAGGTGGCGGTCGAACAAGTACACCGAATTGCGTTGCAAGGCGTGGGGTTGTTGCAATAAAGCTGCACTTGCGGGTGGCAAGCGCTTGCCGTACTGCGCCACAAAGTTTTTCCAATAGACGAGGGGCTTCGATGTTTGATTGATCGGTTCAAAGTAGTAGGAAAACCAATCCATCGAATTATAGCATTTGTTTGCTGCCCGGAACCCAAGGCGATCTTCCTTGTACAACCCAGAATCGAGCAGGACCACAAGTTTGAGTCCCTTCACCCGTTCCGTCGCCAAAAGTGCATTTAAAACACAAAAGCCGGCCATGTAGTGGAATCCTGCCTGGGGGTTCCAATTTCGCAGGATCAAGGTCGGCGAACATTCCTCCGACTGTGCTGGTTTCCGACACTGGTTCAAGATGAGGCAAACCAAGAGACCGATTAGCGTAATTCCCAATACCAGAATGATAATGACCATGGCGATGGTCGCCATGAATTTTGTGTGCGGGTTTTAATTTTTTTTTTATTTTACAAGTTATTAACTATTATTATCATCACTTTTATTTTCCCAATGTAGTGATTAAAAAAGCCAAGAGACTTCGAAAAAAAAACAACGCACCAATGATTTGTTGTGGCACCGGCGTCGATGAGCATGAAAGCGAATATTGCGCCATCATTAAAAAATGCCCCGAGCATGTTAAAAACTCGACTAAAAAGACGGCTCCGCTCTTTGATTTGAATGGGCGCGTGACTGCTGCCAAGATATTCCAATGCTACGACGCCGATTCTGCGTACATGACGATTGACTTGCATGGCCGAGCAACGACCTTCAAATGCCGAACACAGCATATCGACGGAGCTGAAATGAAGACGCGCGACCCGGTTGAAAAAAAACTTGCCATTGCGGCCCGAGATCGCGTGAGAGATCTTGTGGACGGGCGCATCTGTTGCGTGCGATGTTTTAAAAATGACAAATATGGTCGCGTGTTGGTGGATATTTTTACAGAGACAGGTGCAAATTTAGCACAAGTCCTGTTGCGCGAAAAACTTGTTTTCCCCTATGAAGGAAAAACAAAAAATCACGCGTGGGCGGAATTGTACAAACAAAGATCGATTTTCCTTCAAAATTCTTCTTCTACAGATCTTCACACCGCAGCAGCAACAACATCGGAACGATGACGCGGTCAAGAGGTGTTTTCCGGGTAATCATCAACACGCTGTTGCTGGTTAAGGCATGATTCCCCAAGTGCGCACTGATATTCAACAGCTGCCGATTTGGCGTATGTCGAGAAACGATAATGTCCTTTTCCAGAATCGAAACATACTCGGTGGCGGATGTGAGCTCGTTGGTTAAAACGTCGAGGGCAATTTCCGCGTCGTCTTTCTCGGCACCCAGGTTGCCCAATTCCACCCACAGATACAGTTTTGTAACCCGCGTTGGGAACTGACCCGACTTGCTGGGGACCGCGTGAATCGACATTTCCGTTTCATTGGATTTTAAAGGAGATCCAAGCACAATTTCTTTGAGGTGGTTTGGTTTTGCCGTTACCGTATTGGGAGCAAGTTTGGTCTTGCGCTCAACGTAAATGGAATACAAAATCGGTATAAAAAACACTAAAATGAGCAAAAAAAGGACCCACATTCTGTTTTTTAACCTAACGAAAACAAAACTTTATTTCGTGTTTGTACTCAACGCATTGTAATTAATTTTAATGGAAAAAAAACCCACCATCACTTAATCTTTCACCGACCGAATATTAGACGTTTTATCCGTCGTCCGTGCTCAACGCATGTATTTGCTGCATGTGTTTGTCGTATAAAACTATCGTCCTGGTAGGGATTGCACATAGAGGAGTGGCTTGTGGTCTGGGGAATATTTTGTGTTTAATTAGGGCACCGATATCGTGCGCGACAAATTTCACACCGTGGTAAAGGAGGAGAAAATACAACAGAGCTTCCACGGAAATCTGGAATGAGTAAAATTTAGCCTCGATGAGGGCCTCGCAGTCCGTCGGATTTTCGCGCCAAAACGTTTCAGTGTATTGGGTGATATGTGCACATATTTCGGGCGAAGAAAGGCCTTGCCAAAACCCAAAACCAACCACCGCGGGGCCAAATAAGTAAATCTTGCGGAGGGGATTTACTAATAAATAATCGTAACAAGAAGCAAGCGCACTAGATAGGGAGTTCATCTTCAATGAGTTCGGGGTGTTTTTTATAATGAGCGCAGATTCTATTTATGACCTGCGCTTTTCTTCCCGTGTGTGACAATTTCAAATTGCGGGACACTTTCCGGAGGTCGGTGAGCAACAATTTGCGAATTCGCTTGTTGATGTCAATCTGCGGCTTTTCCAGCGTCAGCGGACGACTGGGCTTCGCGGGCGACTCCACTGGCGCAGGAGTTGCTTCTTCTTCTCTTTGTTCCACGTCGGTCGGCTTTGAAACCCCGCCGTCTTCTGGTGGTTCGACGTTGACCGGTTCATGAGGCTGCACTGGCGTAGTTTCTTCTTCTTCTTCTTTTGGTAGTGGTTCAATGCTGGTCGGTTCCGGAGGCTGCACTGGTGGAGCTTCATCTTCTTCTTCTTCTTTTAATAGTGGTTCAATGCTAGTCAATTCCTGAGGCTGCACGGGCGGAGCTTCGTCTTCTTTCGTTGGTGGTTCAATGCTAGCAGACTCCACTGGCGGATCTCCTTCTTCTTCTTCTTCTTTTGGTAGTGGTTCAATGCTGGTCAGTTCCTGAGACTGCACTGGCGTAGTTTCTTCTTCTTCTTTTGGCAGTGGTTCAATGCTGGTCGGTTTCTGCGACTCAAGTAACAGAGCTTCGTTTTTTTTCGTGAGTGGTTCAATGCGAGCCGACTCCACTGGCGGGGCTTCTTCTTCTTCTTCTTTTGGTTGTTTAACAACGCGCGTTTTCGGTAGCTCTACTTCTTGCTTTTTTTGTTCCACGAGCGAGCCAGGTTCCAAATCGACTCCATTATTTTCCGTGGAAACCACTGTTGCCACAAGGTCGCTTTTTTCTTTGATGACCGGGGTTCGTGATGGATCGGCAGACACATTTTTTGTTTCCACTTGGCTTTTTCGGGCGTATGTTCTGACACATCGAGTCGAAGGCTTATACCAATTCGGGAAGGCTTTCAGCATGTCGATACACTGCTTTTGAATTTAATTAACATAAATGAAAAAAATAGATTATCTTTTTTAACCAGACAAACACACACACACACACACACACTTGCGGACGCGTTGAAGACGAGGCGCAGGGAGGTTTTTTTTCCGTTGTTATTAGTTAAAAAAAACCCCCAAAATGGCCAAAACCAAAAAATTGACAAAAGGAAAACGCGGGAAACCATCTTCCCGGGAAGCAATGAAGAAATGGCGCGCGCAAAAGGCGCCAGGAAGCCGAGATACGTCGGGTGTGCCCTTGAAGAAAAGTGCTATCAAGGGAATGACACAGGCAGAGGCCGTTGCTGCTCTGCGAAAAAGGTTTGACCGAAAATGTGCGCGATTTGCCAGTTACGCCGACCTGGAATCGTTTTGGCTTCAGGTGCGGGCGAAATTCAAAGCCAAACTCCAAAAAAATGTTGGCGCCGCGAGAGACGCAGACGTGCGCCGATTTCAAGGGAGGCCGGACGTCGAGTTAGAGCGCAAAATTACCAGAGGCCGTGACGTATTGCGCAAACAACTTGGGTTCGTAGAACGCTGGATGCAATCCTGTGCCAATAAGCTTAACGTGGAAAATCCTGCATTTAAACATCCGGCTGGTTTTTAAACACCAAAATAGGGAAAAAAAATCTTTCAATTGTGTTAAAACAAAACAAAAAGCAATACTCTACGATGAAAAAAAAACCGCTGATGTACATTTTGATTACTGTCGGCGCTTTAGTGGTAATCGGAGCCGCCGTTGCTTTGGCGGTCTGGTTTTGGGTGGTGAAGAAAACGTGCGCACAAGAATATGCCGACTGCGAAAATAGTGCCGATTGCTGTACAGGACTCGAATGTATTAACAATAAATGTTCCAAGTGTGTTCCGGGTGGCCAAGATTGTCGCGCAGATCCCGGCAATTGCTGCTCAGGGCTGAAATGCATCGACGGCAAGTGTGGTACCTGTCATCCGGAGCACAGTTCGTGTACCGACACGAAACAATGCTGTGAAAGTTTAATATGCACAGAAGCGAACACATGTGAACGTTGCAAGAGTCAGGACGAAACGTGTTCGGTGACAGAACCCTGTTGCCCCGGGCTGTCGTGCTCGAAGGAGGGGAAATGTGAGAAGGGTTGCAAAACAACAGGCGAGTCCTGCGATACCACGACCGAGTTCTGCTGCCCAGATTTAATGTGTAACCCAGACACTAACAAATGTTACAAGTGTGGCAACCCTGGGGAGGGGTGCAGTGCCTCCAATCCTTGTTGCAAAAACTTCAAATGCGACCTCAAAAGCGGAACTGAGGGCACGTGCTTAGATTGCGTTGGTGACCGACAACCGTGCGGTCCAACCGACCGATGCTGTGACAACGGTCTTTGTATCAATAAAATGTGCATTGCAGCGACCAAGCACCCCAGCGCCAATGCATTTTTTCTTAATCATGAGGGCAAATGTTTGTCGACCAGCGAGCTCGGGCAGCTTGTGTGGAGCGCGAATCCGTGTGTTTGGAAGGACTGGGACCAAGGCTTGAAGGCCTTTTGGTTTTGGAACGCAGCTGGCCTTGATTTGGGAGTGGAAGTGAAAG